TGGGATATTCAAGCGGATTCTTAAATAAGACGATCCAGGTGCTTAGCCGCAAGGAGGCCAAGGACGGAAAGTTCGGCATCGATGGTAATGGCATCGAGTGGGAGGAAGGGCCATGCCTGCATGCCAACGTTGACTTCCAGCGTGGTAAGTCGGCCATGAGCGCAGGAGCCCTGGACGCATATGCAGTCAAGATTGTACGCATGCGCTGGACGAACCAGATCAACGATCGCTGCCGCATCAAGTACAATGACCAGATATTCCAGATCATCCCTGAGACATTCCATGCCGACAAGATCGACAATACCCTGCAATTCCACATGCAGCTCATTGTGGCTGACAAATAATCACTAACCCAGAAAGATATGAAAAAGAGACAAGTAGCCATTGTGCATTTTAACACCCCTGAGCTGACGGAGGCTGCCATCATGAGCCTTCGGAAGCATGGTGGTGAGAATTACCAGGTAACTGTGTTCGATAATTCGGACAGCAGACCGTTCACCAAGAAAATGAAGGGCGTGAAGGTGATTGACAACACCCAAGGCCAGGTTATTGACATCGAAGGCGAGCTGGCGAAGTATCGCGAACGCTTCCGCTATGGAGGCGTGAATAACTGGGCCAGCGACAAGCACATGATGAGCATCCAGAAGCTCTTCGAGCTGATCCCCGAAGGATTCCTTCTCATGGATAGCGATATCCTGATCAAACAGGACGTGGACTTCATGTTCCAGGAGGATCAATGCTGCGTCGGCCATATCCAAACGGCAGAGAAGGCCCGCAACCGTGCAGGCATCAACCGTTTGGTACCAATGCTCTGCTACATCAATGTTCCGATGTGCAAGAAGTGTGGCATCAACTACTTCGATCCCAACCGCTCATGGATGATGCATTCTACAAACATGAACGATCGTCGTAACTGGTACGATACAGGTGCCAGCTTCCTTGAAGATGTGGCCAGTCACCGAAATGGGGCCCATGGCAAACGTATCGATATCCGTCCGCTCATGGAACACTACAAACGAGGATCCTGGGAGAACAATAAGACCGAAGATCACCTGAAATGGTTGGCGAATCATGGCAGCCTGTGGCACCCCATACCACGCGACGAAGGCATTACCGATGTGGCTGTATGTGCCATTGGCCGACAGGAAAACCGCTACGCCAAGGAATGGGTAGATCATTACAAGAAACTTGGCGTGAAGAAGATCTTCATCTATGACAACTACTTCGGTCAGGAAGAACGCCTTCAGGATGTTCTTGGCGACTACGTGAAGAAAGGACTGGTTGAGATCATCGATGTACACGATAAGCCGGACATGCAAAATCGCGCCTATAACCATTGTTACAAGATGCATGGCCATGAGTATGCCTGGATCGGCTTCTTCGATTTCGACGAGCTGCTGCGCCTGAAGACCAAGCAGCCCATCTCCAAGGCCATGGAGAAGTACACGGATGCCGATATGGTTCTGGTCAACTGGCGTATCATGACCGACAACGGGCTGACTCGATATGATGACAGACCTATGGCCAAGCGATTCACCAAGCCCATGCCAATAGACCAGCCCGTGAAATACGATCGCCCTGAGAACGAGCATGTGAAGTGCCTGATACGTGGTGGCATCGATGGTATAGATTTCCACACCACACACAATCCTCATTGCGCTGATATCCCCAGGATGAAATGTGTAAACCCAAGCGGAGAACCAGTCCATCAGGGAGCCTTCGCACCCATCGACCACAAGGTGATGTGGATTGATCACTACTTCACCAAGACGGCTGAGGAGTGGATGCTGGTGAAGCTGAGCCGTGGCTACCATGGGCTGGAGAAGCGCACAGCCGAGATCATATCGCACCAGGTTGATCGTTTCTTCGCCATCAACGAGCGCACACCTGAGAAGGAGGCTATACTACGTGGAGAACCACTGCCTCCGATCGAGAGTAAACCCAAAGCGCAAAAGCAAAGTAAAAGTAAAAAGACGAAATAATGATGGACAATTGGTTTAGACTCTTCGCCAGACGAGAGGTAGGTGCGCCAGGAGTTCCTGCCACCACCGATCCGAAAGCACCCAGTAACCAACCCCCTGCACCAAAGGGAGGCAACTGGGAGGCAAATATCGTGCGTCCTTACGGCAGAAGCTCTCTGCTGATTCCTACCTGGACACGATGCGTTACCCTGATCATGCAGACTATGGGCCAAATGGTGACACAGTACCAGCGTCTTAATGGCGAAGGTGGTAACTTCATCGAGGATCGTTACGGTAAGAACGGGATCCTGAATTACATGCTCCAGGTTCGCCCGAACCCCATGATGACTGCCAGCCAGATGCAGGAGCAGATCGAGTACCGTAAGATATACTACGGCAACGCCTACGTGTACATCGAGCGAGGTTTCGACGGCTATCCCGTAAACCTGTGGCTCTGTACTGGTGGAGGTTACGATCCATTGTCAAATACCTATAACCTGGTATACAATTCCGATAAAGGCCCACGCATGATGGTAGAGGTTGAAGCGAAGGATGTTCTGCACTTCAAGAACACCTTCCTCACGGATGACTTCTACATGGGAATCCCCACCATCGATTATGCATTCAAAGCCCTGACGATCGCTGCCACAGGCGATGATCAGGCACTTCAGGACATGGCCAAAGGAGGTAAGCATAAGGTGCTGATCCAGGAACAACAGGCACCCTCCATCGGAACCCGTGGCCGTGCCGACAAGAAGGAGCTGCGCAAGCTGGGAGATGAGTTCGCCAAGGATTGGATGTCGAACGACGTGGCCATCCTTGACAATGTGGCCGATGCCAAGATCATCAGCCAGACGGCTCAACAGTTGCAACTTTTGGAGCAGCGCGGATATTCAGATGAAGCACTTTGCCGTCTGATGGGAGTTCCTAAGATCATCGCCATCGTTGGTGATGGTGGTGGCAACTACCGCATGCCGGAACATGCCACTCAGGAGTTTCTGTTGCGCACCATCCAGCCACGCATCCGTGAGCATGAGGATGAGTTGAACAGCAAGTTGCTGTCTCCTCTCGATTTCGGTAAGCGCAGGATCCACGTATGCGAACTCGCTCTGAAGCGTCTCGACGCGAAGGGGCAGGCAGAGATCGATAAACTCCATCTCGAATCCGGCTGGAGCGTCAACGAGGTCCGAAGCCAGTACGATCTGCCTTCTATTGCTGACGGTGATGACCACTACGTATCCATGAATCTTGGCGTGGTAGGATCCCCGAAGCTGAAGGAGGGCAACGCTGGTGGCCGTCCATCTACACAGGTAAACCCAGAACCGAAAGACGGGGGTAATGTAGAATAAATAAAACCAAGAATAATATGGATGAGAAGAAAAGAGAAATCAGAACCGTTGGCTGCCAGCTGGCCGTTAGAGAAACGGAAGGCAGTCAGGAGGGCGAGTCTCGCACCATCACTGGCCGTGCCATCGTTTTCAATGCTGAAAGCGAAGTGCTCGACGACTGGGGAGAGAGATTCCGCGAAGTGATATTGCCAGAGGCTTGCACCATGGAGTTCCTGAACACCCAGGACGTGAAGATGAACATGCTCCATGAGCGTGAGCTCACCATCGCCCGTTGCAACAAGGGCAAAGGATCGATGCGCCTGGCAGTTGATGAGCAGGGTGTGACCTTCGAGTTCGAGGCCCCCAAGTGTGACATTGGCGATCGCTGCCTGGAGATGGTTCGTCGTGGCGACTACTCTGGTTGCTCCTTCGAGTTCTATCCCAAGGATTATGAGGTGGAGCGCACCAAGGGTGCCGACGGCAAAGATGAGGTAACCATCCGTCATAAGAGCTTCGAGTTCCTGAGCGCACTCACCATCGGCATGGATCCTGCCTACCGACAGACTACTGTCAACGCTCGCGAGATGGACAAGCTGACACCCCAGGGTAAGGCAGAGGCCGAAGCTGCTGAAACAGCTAAGCGCGAGGCTGAGCAGAAGGTTCTCGACGAGGCATCGAAACGTGCCCGTGAACTACAACTGATGAGAATGAGAATTGTATTATAAGTATTAACTCTTAAAATTTTAAAGTTATGACAAAAAAGACAAAGGACGAACTTCAGGTTCGTTATCGTGAGATTCAGGATCGCATGGGCGAACTGAACGTAACTGCTGCCACGGCTAAGCGTCAGCTTACCGAGGAGGAGCTGAGTGAGTGGCATGCTCTGAGCCGCGAGGCCGAGCTGGTGATGATGGAGATCAAGGGTCAGATGACCAGCGACGAGCTGGCCAAGCACCGTGAGGTTGTTTCCAAGGGTGAGCAGCTGCGCGAGTATCTGCGTCAGACCAAGGAGGCAGGCGCAAAGCGTGAGATCCTGTTGTTCCCCGCTGCTGGCAATACCACAGCCAACATCACGGCATCTGGTGCCATCCAGCTCTCTATCCATGAGCTGATCCCGACTCTCCATGAGGGTCTTGGCCTGCCCGCCACTCTGAAGATCGTGACTGGTGTAACCGGCAACGAGCTGTGGCCTGTAAGCATCAACGATGTTGAGATGGAGGAGGTCGGTGAGGTAGAGGCCCTGAACGATCAGGTGCTCGACTTCGCGAACATCTCTCCCGTCCAGAACGCTGTTGGTTTGAAGGTGCCCGTGTCTAACATGGCCATCGACAACGCAGCCTTCGATCTCATGGGCTTCGTTCAGGCTAAGTTCGCCTTGGCTCTGAAGAAGTACCTGGCTAAGAAGATCTACTCCCAGGCTAACTGGGCTAAGAACAAGGGCCCATTCAGCGGTCTTACCAAGGCTGGCACCATCGCCATCGGCTCTAATGCCTACAAGTCTATCCTGAAGGCTGTTGCCAAGTTCTCTGACAAGGGCTTCTTCGAGGGCGACGTAGTGATCATCATGGATCGCGAGACTGAGGCTGAGCTGAAGGCTACCCCGAAGATCGCTGGCGCAGCTGGTGGATTCGTAGTAGAGAACGGCCTTTGCGCTGGCTATCCCTACGTGGTTACCCATTACCTTAACACCAAGCTCGACGGCAACGGCAAGCTGGTGCCCACAGAGAAGAAGTCGATCGGTATCGGTTACTTCGAGTGGTTCGCATGCCAGCAGCACGGTCAGGTTCGCATGGTGGTAGATCCCGTAACTCTCGCCGACAAGGGCGTAACTCGCGTGATCCTGCGCACAGCATGGTCTATGACTGATCTCTCTACCCGCATCAATGGCGGTGAGGAGACCTCTCAGGGCAGCGGTGTTTACAAGACACAGGCCTTCGCTCTCTATGAGATCGAGGACAGCGAGTCATCTTCTGAGATCTAACTCCCTCTCGAAATGTCTTTCTGGGTGAAAGATTCCGCGACGGGTGAGGATGCAGAGGTCAAAGCCTGCACACCCGTCGCCTCCCAGGGAGAGATAATCCGAAATGTATAACATAACAGTCACGCACAGATATGAGTCTCGCTACTGACAGCATCTTCGTTGCAGCTCTGAAGGGTAACTCCGAGCTTATGAGCCAGATAGGAGGAAGGGTGTATTCTACAGCCATCCCCCTTCCTGACGAACAGGCAGAGAACGTGCCCGTGCCGTATCTCATCGTCACCTTCGACAGCCTGGCCAACGATCAGGACTCGAAGGATGATCCTTTTGAGTCGGCCAGCGACAAGGTAACTGTGAGTATCTTCTTGGTTGACAAGAGCCGTGAAGCACTCGCAGATCTGGCTCAGGCCGTCAGAACCACCATTCATGACTACATGACTCAGCAGCTCTCAGAGGATGAGAATTTCCCCATCCAGGACTATGAGTTCACAGCCGAGAGTGTGAGGTTCGAGGCTTCCAAGCCCTGCCATTGGCAAGTATTCACGTATGTGTGTGACACAATCAACAACGAACAATGAAAGGCCAGAATCTTAGAATCTTAGTAGGCTCTCCTGCCAAGTGCATAGCCTTCGCCACCAGCTGCACATATCATGTGAATGCTACCTTGGAAGACAGTTCAACCAAGGATGATGCTGGAGGCTTCCAGAAGCAGGAGGTGACGGGTATGGCTGGCGATATCAGCTGCGATGCCCTCTACTCTGTTGACACGGATGCATCAGGCATCAATGGCATCGATTCTCTCGACATGGTGCTGGCAGGCACAGAGGTGGATGTGGAGTTCAGCCCCACATCTGGTGAAAAGAACCGTACCGAATCAGGTATCAAGTATACCTGCAAGGCCCTGGTTAATGACATAAGCATCAATGCGCCAAACCGCCAGAACGTGACCTACACAATCCAGATGCAGATGAACTCGAAGCCAACGAAAGTAGTCCCTCAGTAACGTCCCCTCGTAGCACCCGCTCAGCAGCCCGTCGAGCACAGACGGACGAGCCGGACGCAACACCTGAGACTGCTGAATAATCTCTCGCTAAGGCTATTATGCCATTTGAATGATTGAATATTAACTCAGCCCGTCGGGAAACTGACTCTCGACGGGCTTTTATCACCCAGAAAACAATGATCGCAGAAAAAACAATCACCATCTGTGGCCAGGAAGTAATAATGCGCTATTGCGCAGCCACAG